AGCCGTGCTTCCATCATCAAAACGAACGCGAACATAGTCTGCATCACGGCCAGATTTTGTATCAATGTTTTGCACTGCTAAGATAGTTCCTGCACGTCCATCAGATAGTGCCTGCACGCGAGCGCCAGCACCAACAGCTACTCCGTTAGAGTCGAGAACAGTGTTATTTGCAGTATATCCAGCTTCACGAGGACCTGGATAGACAAACTGTGGAGTTTCAGCTGCTGGGGAGTCAATAGGAGCGTCAACTAGAGGCTCTTCAACAGTAGGTGAAGCATCTGCAGGCTCTTCTTGAGCTACTCGACCAAGTATGGCAGGACCTGCGACTTCAGCGATTGCTTCAATAATCTCTTCATCGCTAGCCTCGGACCAATCAAGCAATCCTTTTTCATCTATAACATCACGAATCTTGTCAACCGTGTCATCGTCAACCGTGTTTCCAGTTTGCTCGATGAGATCCTTAATCATCTGCGAGTGAGCTTGCAAAGTCGGTGTCTCTGGCTTTGGCTCGCTCATATCGTTTGACTCACGCTTTAGATCTACAAGAATGTCGTTTGTGTTAACACCTTGTAGTTGAAGTGCGTCACGGATTGCCTCTACTGGAACCTCGGTTGTAATATCACCAAAGTTTAGAAGCGCAGCGCCAGAGCCGTCTGTAATTCCTTCAAGCATCTGCATGATGAGATCTGATGTCTCGTAGTCAGCAGCTATGTCAGGCGCGTTGTCAGTGTAGCCATTTTCGTCAGGCGTTGGCTGAGACGGAATGTACACGCTTGGGTCTGGGATGTAATAGTCAGGGTTTTCAAAGTCAATAGGAAGATTTTCTATAAGAGATCCTGGAAGCTTTACAACAGACGTTGTCTTTTGGTTTGCAATTGAAGGCTCATCGTCTGGAGTTGCATCTTTGATCTGACGAATCTCAGCAGTAATGTCATCTACAAGCTTTGCTTCCTCAGGAGAAGGTGTTCCGCCTTGCGCGTCAATAAGCTTTGCTAGGTTCTTGTTGTCTCCAGTTACAGAGTCGTATACGTTCGCAAGAACACGGTTAGGGTCGACTCCTGCATGCCATAGAGCATTGAACAATGACTCTGCAGGTACGAACTCTGCGCCTGCATTAAACTCTAATTGACCAGCACCAGACGGACGACCGAGGTTGACCTGTGCAATCTCTGTGTCAACGTCAACCTCTGATGGAGCGTCTAGCTCGTCGTCATCACCAACGTTTGCATTAAGAATATCGGCAACAGCCGCGTCAGAAGAGTTTCCAATAACTGCCTCAGAGAACGCAGAGATAAGATCTTGAACTGCGAACTTAGTTGCAAGACGCTCTGGGTCGTCTGTAAAGTCTGTGCTTCGCTCGTCTACACGACCTTGAACGTCGTAGTCTGCCGTATTGAACTTAAAAGCTCCATTTGGAACTTCAAAATCAGAAAATAGTCCAGGAGCAGAAGGATCAGAAGGAGACACTGGCTTTATAGGTGTTCCACCTGAGGGAGGAGCTGGAGGCTCTTCATTTGGTGTATTATCAACAGACGCGATTGGCTCTAACGAGCGACCACGGTTTTCTTCTTCTGCCTTAATCCAACGCGGGATATCTGCATCAGCTTCAGCCCAGGAGTCATACTTCTTGTCATAGGCTGCAAATGTTCCGTCACGGTAGAACTCTGCTTCAGCAAAGACAGGGTTTCCATTGTCATCTGCAATTATTTTCCTATACTGAATAGAAGGAAGTCCTTCTTCAGCATATACGATGTCTGCGCCGATAGCTCTGCGCTGGATATCAGCTGCCCTACCTGGCTTAACAACGCCTTCCCAGCCGTCAGGAACTGTATTTCCATTTTGATCAACGCCACTCTTAACAAGCTCTTCAAGCTTGTCAAACTCTGCGTTGTGCACTGTTCTAGCATCTAGGCGAGCTTTAACTTGTTCTTGTTGCGCAGAAGAGTCTTGGCCCTTAACTGCATCGTACGCTGCCTGATCTCCATTAGCAAGATCGTTTATATCAGCCCAGCTTGCAGCTTCTCCAACCTTGTCGCCAAGTGAACCGTCTTCTTTTTGACGGAAGAGAGTATACTCGCCGTCCGTTACCTTTGCAGTGTAGTTATCATCAGATGTAAATGTGTTCTCGTCTTGCTTTGTCCAACCTGTTGGCGCATCGCGACGAGTAGACATAAGATCAACCTGTGAAGGAATTCCTACCATTGATTGATCTGGTGCAGCGCCTGGAGTTACTCCAGCCTTTTCTAAAGCTTCAGTTGGAATACGTGCAGAGTATGTCTCTACGTTTTGAGGTTGAACTGCATAGATACCATCTGGGAGATTTGCATCTCCTGAAACTTGGATAAGACCTGCAGGGCGTGGATTTTCTCCTGCCCTAGGTACACTTACACCTACATAAACACCAGACGCAGAGCCTACTCCGCCTCCTGCCATACGGTAGCGGAAGTTTGCACCGCGTCCCATTTCAACCCAGCGGCCTTTCTTGTCGCGCCACTGTAAAGCTACACGAGCTCTACGAGCAGCAGAAGAGTTACCCTGTGAGAAAGCTGCAATGATTGGAGCTGGGTCAAGCTTAAAGTATCCAGGGACGTTTTCCTTAGTAACACTTAAACGCATGAATGCATGCTCGCGCTCTAGTGAACCTGGCTCTGCAGAGAACGCAGCTGCAACTAGCGGGCGCGCGTTATGCGAAACGTCTGGGTCAGACGCGAGCCATTGTGAATACTTGAAGCGGTATTCTTCAGGTGTGAGCGACGCATTGAGCGCCGACAAAGGATTCCCCTGAGGCAATAGGTCTGTATGATTAGTCGTATTTGCACTAAACGTTTTTTGTGCGCTGGAGATAAATACCGATACCTCACGGAGAACACCAAAGTCACGAGACTCGTCTGACAGAGTAGATAGATCTGCAAGCGCGCGTTCCATAACGATAAGCGCAGAGCGTGGAGTGATCTGGCGCTCTTGTAGCGCATTAGCGTTTGCCTCATTAACAAGAGATAGAACACGCTGGCGAAGTGTAAGAACAGGGATGTAGTTACTGTCCTTTTTCTTCTTAGCTGCACTGCGCTCTAATGAACGCTGGATCTTCTTGTTGATTGGCGATTCCATTAGGCTTATCCCTTACGCTTTTTTGGAAGTAAATCTGCGTCCTTTGATTCATATAGCTTTGTCGCAAGTGTATATGCTCGCTCGAAAGGAACGTCTCCGTCGCGAACACCGCGTAGCCATGCACCGCGAAGAGCTGGGATTGCCTCGTAGCCAAGACCTGTGTACTCGGCCATAGAGTAAATAGCATGCTCTGGTGAGCCGTATTCATCTGCGGACTTAAGTGCGATCTGTAAAAGCTCGTGCTGTAGAACAGATGCCTCACCGCGACTTGACTTTGGATGCGCCTTAGGCAAAAGATCGTTGTCCTGCTTGTAATTTGGATTTGCAGGAGAGCCTGAGCGCAAAAGCTTTAGGAACGCGTTAACGCGAGCCATTGCCCACTGATCACGAGTCTTACCTGGTCTGTGTGAGCTTGAGAACGCGCCTGAGCCTCTACGGTAGACAGCCTTTAACATTGGAAGTGTCGCCTTACGCCCAGGCTTTGCATCCTTGTTGTGCTCTGCTACTTTATTGCGAAGAGCTGTTTCTGTCTTTGCAGAGAAAACAATTTTCTTAGATCCAGCTGCAGACCCTGGCTTATTTTTCTTTGAGCCGTAGATGCGGTCCTTCTTTGGAGCCTTACGTGAGCTTGCTGCAGTAATAGGTCCACCGACTGCCCACGCGTTACATGTACGAGATGCGGCGCACTTAAAGTCTAATGCTTCGCAGTACCCAAGCTCTGCCTGGTCGATTGCTGAGTCAGCGTCTGTAGAGCTAGAGTCGCCTTGCTCTAGTCCAGAGGAAATGCAATCAAGCATCTTTGGAGTGCGAACAAAGAATACGCAGTTCCCGCAGACGCTTGTCTTTGCTTCTTCAGGAGTTGTATCCCACTTGTCAGCTTTCTCTTGCCAAAATTCTTCGTTAGGCTCTTTAGGATTCAACGGGCCGTAGCCAACGTTGTCAATAGCGTTTTGACGATTCTTTAGATTTAATTGAATGTCCTGTGTTGCAGGTGGGCACTCGTCTGCATCATCTGCTGCAAACTCCGAGTCATCGGATGCATCTACAGGAACACAGTTAGGAACCATATCTCCGTTCTTGCCCTTCTTCATTCCTACTTGCTTGTATCCGTCCCAGCACGGACTCTTTCCTGCAAACTCAGAAGAGTCGTAAGAATCTAAAAGATCAACTGAAGCTGTGATCTGGTCGTCTTCAACCTTAACTACGCCGTCAGGGATAACCGCAAAGCGGCACTTGCCGTCGTCTTCAATTGGCTGTGCGATAATCTTGCAAACGCCAGGACCTTCGTACAAGACACAGTTGATGCACTTAACACCGATGTCCTTGACATCGTTCTCTTCTGGAGGAGTATATCCTGCCCAGATACCTGTACGGTCTTCGTTAAACTTTCCGTACTTCTCTGCGATCTCTAAAAGCGCCTTAGCAAGATCCTGCTCCTCGGCAACGATAATGCCAGCGGCTGCCATTGCCTCGTCACGCTCTTCTTGGTACGAGAACATCGGGTCATACTCTTCATCTGCGATGTCCATGGAGATGTGGCACTGCGGACATGGGCAATCTTCACCGCATAGGCAATAGCCGTTATCGCATCCCGGGCATACGCATCCGACAGGCCCGCATAGAGGGCAACCGTCGTTATCATTCATAAGCTGCTCAACAACAGGAGTGTCTCCTGCGTCTAAGAGTTCAACAGCTTCAGATTTTCCCAGCATATCTGCTTCAGTTGGTGATAGGAACGCGGCTAGCTGCCAACGCCACTTCTTTTGCATATCAATTCGTCCACCGATGAAGTCTGCGACACCTTGCTCATTTGCCGCTGTTGCAAGCTGGAAGCAATTGTCAAGAGACATGATCATAATGTTGTTTGCTGCATATAAATCTTGAACCATCATCATTGCGTCTGTGCCGCAGTCCATGTCGTCCATCTGGCTGAGGTTCATAAGCTCTTCAAGACGATAAGGAGCCATAGCTCCAAGCTTACGCATGTTCTCCGCTAGAGGATCAAACATAGAGTAAACGTCCTCGTAGATTTCCTGGAAGAACTCGTGGAACTGGCTGAAGTCACGTCCCATAACGTTCCAGTGATGTCCCTGAGCCTTAAAGTACAAGTGGACTGCGTTGCCTAATGTATCGGCAAGACACTCTACAACCTCAGGCTTTTCTACGCGCATGTTGGCGTGGTTCATTTACTGTGCTCCTTCTTGTGGCTCTTGTAAAGCTGGTGGCAATTCTTCTTCTGCAGGTGTTGCTTCTGGAGATGCTGCCTGCTCTAAGATCTGTTGAATCTCAGGAGGTACAGGCGCTACGGAGCTTGCCTGCTGTGCGTCGCGGACCGCGTTCATAACCTCAGGCGCGATTGCGTCAAGCATTGCCTGGGTGAACTCCGGAGAGATCGTTCCCTTATCAGCAAGAAGACGAATTGCGATTTCCTTTGCGTCCGGTGCGTCTGCAGCGGAGAAGCCGTGAGCGCGTCGCCATGTCTCGTAGGAAACTGCCATACGGTCAAATCCTGAATCAGCATCTGCTGCACGGTCATTACGTGTAGCAACCTGTGATGGGTCATACCAAACAACGATGCGCTTAACCTCGGCCTCGTCAAAGCCTGCAGCGATAAGCGCTGGTCGTAGGTAGACGACAGTTAATGCATCTGCGATGAGAAGCATCAACGGCTCGATGTGTGCCTTGTACAACGCTTCGTCAATTTGTAGCGCGTTGGAGTACTTAACGTTTGCTAGACCAGTTACGACATCCTTAGGAACGTCAAGTCCCTGGAGGATACGCTCAAGCACGCGATCTGCACGTTGTGCAAGTGCAGGGTCAAACGAGCGCTCAAACTTAAACTGCTTAATTTTGTCGCCAAGCTCTGCAGGTCCACGAATAATCAACGGCACAACCGCGGATGCTGAATCCTCGTCACGAATAGGAGTCGTCATCGCGTCCATGAGCTGATCCTCAAACTCGTCCGCAGCTTCCTCGGCTGTAATGCCAGGGTTTAACTCGTTCTCGTCGTCATATGGATAGTCTGGGTCTGCGCTAGCGGCAACAGAAAGTCCGTCTGGCAAGTAAAGGGCACCAGCGTTTAGACGTGAGCGCGCGGTTGCGCGAAACGTTCTGTTGAGGAGAAGAAGTTCAGAGCAAAGATCAAGGATACCCTTAATTGAAGAGTCAGCCTCTTCGGAGTAGCGTGGGTGAGCTCTCCAGATGCGTCCAACGAAAGCCGTGTTAGGAAGTCTGTATCCCTGTGTAGGACCAGATGAGCCAGACGATAGAACGTCACGACGTGGAACAATTGTGTATTGGTTCTTTGCGTCAAGTTGTAACTCGTCTGTTGAGCGAATGTCCCATGACTCTTTAACGCCTGAGCCTTTACGCTCTGGGAACTGGACGAGGTAGCATTCACCTGTAACGGATAAGTTCAATGCCGCGTCCCGCAAAAGCCCAGCTTGTCCGCCGTACGCGGAGTCTAAGCGTGCTAATGCGCGTTCTGCGGCGGCCGCAAGATTTGGGTCAATGACATCACTGTCCCGAGCAGATACTGGATTCTCCGCAGGATTGTCAACAGCCGCAGCGTATAAACGAATACGCGATACGACGGACGCGACAAGATTAAACGCGTACTTAACTTCGCCGATGGCGTCGTAGTACTCCCAGGCTTCATGTTGCCAGTCGGTAGATCCGCCTTTGCGACGTTGCTTAAACTTTTCAACTTCACCCTTATCGTCCAACTTCATTTGAACAGCCGCGGCAGTAATAGGACGAGGTGCAGAGTACGGCGCTGCTTGATAAGCGCCAGGAATAGGAGCAGGAGTTATAGCTGCTCTCTTTGGGTTACGAGGAGCGCTCGCGGTGATACGACGAGATCTAGAGGTAGGACGGTTGTTAGTGTTGTCGTCCTTAGAGAAAAGTGCCACTCTAAATTACTCCTCGTCGTTGATTAACGGAGTGCATGAACTAATCGTCCAGGCGCGCAGTTATGAGTCCAGCTATAGCGGACAGGGCAAATATACACCCGATTAGGATAGTCATACTTGGAAAAAACGCATACGAGAACACTACTGGGAGCGCGACCCATAGCGAGACGCACCAGGAGCAGGTGAAGAAATACGCGATCTGGGAGTTAGCCGTAGTCTTCATCCAAACCCAGTCACGGACAGGAGTAAAAATTTCATCTATAACGATGAGCCGTGTTAGGCGGTAAACAAATAGCGAGAGGATAATCACGTGCGCGACGGGCATGCGTTCAATCATGTATGTGTCTAGGTTCATTCGGTTGGGTCCTTTACTGAGTCCATGGTTTTATAAGGGCTCCAAGATCTCAATCTGCTGCCGCAAGTTGAGCAACCTTGGGTCTTACGAAACGCTATGATTTTCCCTGACTCTGTTAGTGCCTGGGAATCCTGTGTTTTGTCGCCAGACCAGTTTAGGCTGGTTAAGCGCTCGGAGAAGATAAGTCGTGGTCCAGAGTGATGATCACCTGCGACCATAAGAATGTCCGTGCCGTCGTCCTTAGTCATAATCACGACGCGAACGCGCTCGAGGAACTTGTTGCCGCTAGGCACATCCGCGAGGTTAGTCGTCACCGTGGTGAAATCCTCAACAACGCCGGGAGCGATGGCAACTATAGTTGCGGGGAACAGGTCGTGTTTTACCTTCATTGTGAGTTGGCCCTGTCTACTCTACGTTTCATCGCGCGATAGGTAACTCCTGAAGCACGGGCTAGCTCAGATACGGTAACACCTTTTAGATAAAGTTCTCCTGCGATGACAGTTAGCTGGGTATTCGCGGTGAAAGAAGCAGACCCTGGATTTGTGCGGGCGCGATAGCGTCGTGCCAGCGGTGATAAGCGGGCGATTTGAAGTTGCTGATCTACAGGAATCCCAGGTGACGGTGGACGTTTACGTCTCAACTTTTGCTTAGGCTTTGGAGGCGTAGGGGTCGCGGTGACGAAAACGCACTCGGGCGTATCCTTGATAACCCAGGAGCGTACGGTTGAGCGACGCCGTGGAGGGTCAAACGCGTCGGCAATAGACTGAAGGGTCCAGCCTGCATCATTGAGGTCTTTTACCCGACGCCATAGTTGCTCCTTGGAGAGGGAGGCTAGAAGTTCGGCCTCGCTCTTTGGGAGTTCGGGTGTATGCGCCATGAGAATACTGTATCACCTTCGAGGACGAATGTGTACAAAAAGCGCTTATAGTATTGTGTACAAACGGAGCAGAAACAGTGCCTTTTGGTTAAAATGGCTTTGGCGTGAGAAAGGGTTATGTATAGTTTGAGACACTTTCAAAAACGTCTCCAACTATTTTTTCATCTTCTGTGCGAGATTTATAAAATGATAAAAAAAGACTGGCCAATGCCTAAGCACTGACCAGCCTTCCTTTGTTTAAGAGTTTATAGTACTACTTGTACGTTGTGATCTCCTTCAAAGATCTTAGTCAACGTTGTAGCATCAACAGATCCAGTTACATCCAAGCCTTTGCTTGCTTGGAAGTTCTTGATAGCAGCTACAGTCTCATCACCTAGCCAACCATCCTTGTCAGCGTCAGCGTCCTTGAAACCAAGTTCAATGAGGCGACGTTGTAGATGATGGACAGATAGAGATTTGCGAGCATATACATTTTTGTAAATGCAATTTGCTAGGAGGACCTCGTCGACGCCATTGCCACTGACAGACTGGTTAGCCTTAGGCGTGTGTGCCTTAGGCTCCTCGACATGTACAGGTTCAGGCACAACCTCAGGGATTACCTCAGGCTCAGGTGCAGGTGTAGGTTCAACGATAACCTCAGGCTCAACGATTGGAGCAGGTGCCTTAACGACAGGTGCCTCATCGATGACCGCAGGTTCGATGTGTTCAGTATTTAATTCGTCCATGGTGTAATAGTATCCGTATCCTAGGACTTTGACTTTGTTGGGAATTCAGTGTACCACTTGGTCACCGCAGGCTCGATCGAATCGCCGTCGTATGCATTAGGACCTAGACCCCATGAGCCCCAGTCCTTACCACCCGCTGTCATGTAGTAGGCAGCCTTAGCATTTGCTACAGGGTCAAATAAATCGGTAACCTTTACGATACCAATCTTGTCCTGGAACTTAGCTAATCTGTCAACACCTAGTCCGCCGATCATGTTGATTTGGAATAGGCCGTATGAGTTATCGCCGGTGTTGGCGTTCTTGTTGTGAGCAACAGGGCGCCCACGAGACTCACGCATGACAACTGCCCATGCTGTTTTAAGAGCCTTGCCTTCAAACCCTGCCGCAGTTAATACTTCTATTAACTCGTAAGGGTCCAGTTGTTTTGCATTCTCTAGGATTGCAAGCTTGATAACTTGCTCAACCTCTGCTAAATGCAATGGTGCTGCTTGCGTTACAGGCTCAACCGCGTTGCTCGAAAGAGCTGTGATTGAAGCTATACCGATTGTGATTGCCGTAATATAGGCTACGGTCGACATTGCAATTCCACGTAGTGTAAGCAACGCTAGTTCGCCTCCTTAGGTCGGGGATGGGACAACCCAGTGATAACTGCTCACTGAGCTTCTTGCTACCGATACGCTCCTCAAGCTTTCGCTTGTCCTCTACCGCTTGCGTATGGCCGGAGATAAGAAGGGATGACATAGTCGTATCCTTTCGTCTCTCCGTAATTGGCTTTATTGCTAGGCGTAACTATACCACGCCGAAAAGCAAAACAGGCACTATTAGGCGCCCGTTAGCTATTTTTTATCTTCTTGATTAAATTGATGGTTGCGTAGATCAGCTTGACAATCAGGCGACCGAAGATGATAGTGAACGTAAAGTCATCTGACTTCTCTAATCTCCTTGAACGTCGAGTACTCTTTTGCACCGCGTAAATAATCGGGCTGTCGTGTACTAGTCCGCGTAGTGGCATTATCACCACCTCCTCTCCTGTTGATGGCTTAATTATATCGCCATTTTCAGGAAAAGTAAACCCCTCCCCAGGGCGAACCCAGGGAGGGACTACGTTTATACCGTTTGAGCTAGGCACGCCCATGCCACCGCGGATAACCCTAGGGCTAGGACCAAAGTGCCTCTATCCGGGGATAGAAGGCTCACGAGTACGGCAATGAAGGATAGGACCGCAGCGATTACCGCAGGCCAAATGAGGCTTTGCAGCCTCAGCATAAGTCTGTCCAGCATTACTTAGTCTTTCGGGTCTTGCCCTTGAGTCGATCTGACGTGTTGCGGATGTCTGTACCAGACTCGGCGATAAGCTTGCGAGCCTTGCCGTAGGTAATACCTAGTGCCTGAGCTACCTCATCTACAGACTTCCCGTCTGAGTAAAGCTGAGCTGCCTGGTTTGGAGTTACTGTTGATGTTGTCATTGCTTTCCTTTCGTAGGTTTACTTTTGAGCAAAAACGTGACTGCTCAAGATTTTGTGCCCTTTTGAGGCTTTGGTGGAGTTTTTCCATGTTTGTCGCAGAGGGCTCTCCCACCCCACGGGCCACGAGGTTTTATGTTGTTGTCGCAGTCACTACCGTAGCCAGCCGCATCACACTTGATCTTTGTACCTCGAGTGAAGTTGTTGACGAGCGAGACGATTGCCCGCTTGATTACAGAGTCATTAACTACGAATCCATTTTCTTGATGACAGGACCAGCAGAGATACTCGTTCCTGCGATGTGATGGATCTCTGACAGCGTTGTCAGCTCCACACTTGTCGCAAGGCGTAGCTCTCTTTATTAGTCTTGTTTTATCTCTGTAATGTTCAGCACAGAGAAGGCTGTCGTTTAGCTCATACACAAGTACGTTGGATTCCTGACATACGGAACACGTGTCATAGACATAGATGTGTTCTCGTTGGCTTGTACCTTGTGTCATTATTCCTCCGTATTTGTCGTTGGTAGAACTATAATCCTTTTTCCTTTACTTGTACACTTACTTTCTAGGCTGAACTACTCCTAGAAGAGCTACCTGCTTGTGGGCAGCCGCAAGGTTGAAGAAGCGCTCTGCACGGTCATCGTAGACCGAGGCGATAAGTATTGAAGGAGTGACGAAGGCAACTACACCTGTGACCATCGCTAGAAATCCGATAAGTGTAGGTGAGGTTGCGAAGATACCAATCATGGCGATTGACCATAGACCAGCGATTACCTTAAGCGCGAATGAGACTCGGCGAGCTTGGAATCCCTTACGGCGATACTCTTTTACT